TACATCGGATCCATGACGTACCAGGCGTCCATGCCCTTGTAGAGCTGCGGATACTTCTGCGCCTCGCCCATCACGTCGAGCACGCGCTGCGCGTTGGCCGGGTTCATGATCGCGGCCGCGGCCGGGTTGATCTTGGTGGCCTTGCCGGGCGCCCACAATTGCGTCTCGATGTTGCCCTGGCGGCGACCCTGCTCGCCGATGTCGTAGAGATCCTGGCGCGTGACCCCGAACAATTGCTTCAGCGCCGGGTGCTCCGGCGCCACCTGCGCCGCAGCCTCGGCCGCGATCACGTCGGGCCGCTTGTAGATGCCGGGACTGGCGACTCGCACGGCGCCGGGTCCGACATAGGGCACCGCGGCCGAGACGTCGGGTGCCGTCACGATCGCCGGCGCCGCCGGCTTGAGTGTCAGCACGTCGGCCATTCCGGGCCGCGCCCCGACCCCTTTGGTCGCCAGGCCGCCGCCGGAAAAACTCATGCCCAGATCGATCGCGCGATCGAGATCGGCCTGGCGGATCGCGGTCAAGCCGCGGCCATACAGCACCGGGTTCGGATCACCGAGCTGACCGAACGGTTGATTGAAGCGCGACCAGTCGATGCCCTGATCGGCCAATGCGCCCATCTGACCAGGATCCGGCACGACACTATCCTCCCTGTCGGAGATCGATGCGACGAAGGACCAGCTCTTTTGCGTAGTCTTCGTTCTTCATCATGCAATCGTAGCAAACGTTGGCCCCGCCTGGGCCATAGGGACGCAATTCCTCTTTCGCCCCGCACATTTCACAGATGCCGTCATCTTGTCGTTCGATAATTGAAGACGCCGTCTTTTCCTCTTCTAGACATGATTGTCGTTCTCCTCGTCACATCAGCGCACGGGTCCGACCGGCGCAACCTGCGGCTGCATCGCCTTGACCATCGCGGCGCGCTGCGCCATCTCGTCGCGCATGCCGGCCTGCATCATCTGATGCTGCGCCTTCTCACGTTCGAGCTGCTGCTTCTGGATGTTGGACATGATGTCGGCCTGATGCGTGGCCTGGCTCTCGCGCATCTTCATGCCCTGAATCGCGATATCGGACTGATTGGCGGCGCCGTCTTGGTGCACGCCCATTATCGCGATGCGGAAATCCTGGTCCATCTTCTGCTGCTGATGACGATCCTGCATTTGCAGCTTGGCCTGCTCCAGCTGCATCTTGCCGGCGTCGCTCTCGCGCTGCGCCTGCAATTTCATCTGCTCGATCTGGATCGCGGTCTGGTTCGCCGCGGTGGTGGCGTCGGGGCCCTGCGGCTGATCGCCCTTGGCCTTCATCTGCTCGATCAGATCATCGATCGAGGCCATCAGCTCGCGGCCGGCGCGATACGGCGCGGTGGCGAATTTCAAGACCTGGCCGCAGAAATCCGCGGTCTTGGGGTCGGCCGCGATCATCTGCGCCAGCTGCGGCAACAGCTGGCCGAGTGCCTGGACGAACTCGGTGCGGCGCTGCTTTTCCTGGTTCTCGTCGGTCAGAATGGTGCTGTCGGTCTCGATGTCGAGCACGAAGGCGCGCACGCGATTGTCCTTCAGGAAGGTAATGACCTGCTCGACCGTCGGCTGCCGGCGCAACTTGTCGAGCGCCTGAAAACCCTGCTCGATCTGCAGCTGGCCCTGGTCGGCGGCCTGGCTCGCCATCTCCGGCTGCGCCTGCTGCATCTGCTGGCCCTGCGGACTGGCACCGACCATCTTGATCTGCTGCTGCTGGGCTTGCAGCTGCATCATGATCTCGCGCGCCTGCTGTTCGACCATGCGATTGGTCGGCAGCTGAGTCTGGCTCATCTCGATCAGGGTCGCCGGCTGGAATTTCTCGCTCATGATCTCGACCGCGATCTCGACCAGATCCTTGGCGAACCGCGCCAGCTCCATCTGCTTGTCGCGGATCCGCGTCGTGCCGTATTGCGTCTTGATCTGCTGGGCGCCGAGCGTCTCGCGCGGGTCGGTATCGCCACGCATGATATCGGCGAGGCCGGTGATCTGATAGATGTCGTCGATCACCTGCTTGCGCAGCGCAACTAGTCCTGTGATGACCTGCGAGATCATGTCGATCGGCATCCAGATGATGACCTCGTTGGTGTTGCCGAACGCCGCCCAGTTCGAGATCGGCACCAGCACGCGGCCCGGCGTCTTGATTGCGAGGGCGGCATTGACCGCGTCGGCCACCTCGCCGCCGCCGGCTGGATAGAATCCCTTGACCTCGATCGCGTCGCTGAGCGCATGAATCCGCCCGGTCAGCATGTCGATCTCTTCGAGCTGATCGCGGTACTGCATCACGTCCGGCACCGGCACCAATGATCCCCGTTGCACGCAGCCATAGGCCGGCTTCGGACAGGGGAAGTAATTTCTGAGATCGAGGTGCGGCTTGTCCTCGTCGAGGATGTTCTCGCAACCCTCGGCGACCCACACCACGCGCCGCGAATTCTTGTCCCAGATCTCCCAGAAGCAGGCGCGCTCGCGGGCGTCGGCGCCGCCGACCTCCTGGCTGTCCTTGTCGACGCGGTACTCGGCGCGCTGATACTCGTCGCCCGAGGCGTCATGAAAACGTTCGCGGGCCTCGTCGCGGGTCAGATAACTGGCGGCCGCGACCCAGGTCGTCTCGCGCCAATTCCTGGAGATGCTGTGCAGAAAGTCGCGGCGCTGCTTGAAGTCGATGCAGACGCGCTCCGAAGAATAATAGCTGTCGTCGTCCTTGCCGTCCTCGTAACGGCACCAGGCCACGCCACGGTTCAAAGTCACCAGATCGTCGCGCACCAGCAGCATCAACTCGTCGATGTCGGCGAGATCGAAGGACACGATGGCGCAGCGCTCGACGAATTCGCTGGCCGCGGTCGGCACCGGGCGGCGGTCCTTGAACTTGGTGGTGACCACCGGCACCGGCGGCTGGGCGTAGACCGCCGGCTTGATCACCTCCATGTTGGCCCAGAAGATCTGGAACTCCTTGTCGCGGTTGAGATTGGAAAGCCGCGCCAGGCTGGCGAGCCGCTCCTCGATCCTGTCGCAATGATCGTTGTAGTCCTTGAAAGTGTCGCGGCTTTCATCGAGCAGGTTGATCCAGGCCTTGGCGCTCTTCGGCTCCAGGCTAGGATTGAACTCCAGATCGTCGTAAGTGATATCGTCCGCGACGGGGGCGTCGCGGCCGTCATCGCTGTCAACCATGGCCGGCCACCTCGTCGCTATCGTGTTCGGTCACAGCACGATCCTCCTGCGTTGCGGCTCAGTCGGCGGCGGGATCACCCAGCCGTCGCGCGGCGGCTCTTGCGGCCGGGGCCGCGGAGCGGCTCGCCAGGCCTGGGCAAGGTAGCGGAAGCTGTCGCAGTTATGAACGATAGCACCATTCGCTAATGAAAACGCTTCCTCGTCGGGGACTGTAAGACAATAAACATCTTCGCAATGACTGAGCCTATCGACGCGCTCGATACGCAGCGGCTTTACAATTAGGATGGCAATAAATTTGTGCAGCGCCGCTCTTACGAACGAGAGCGTTGAACTTCTTTCCACACTGAGGACACGACCGTTCCTCGCGCTTCCATTTAAGCCAACCCTTTGATCGCCTGGCATGACGTCTATGCCACAGTCGTCCTTCTTCCGACTTATGCCATTCAGTAGCGGCATCCCTCGCAGCCTGCGTAAAATACCCGTTGGTTGCACGTTTCGCGCGTGTGCCGTTCCATGTGATTGACATATGCTCGCTGGCTGGGAGGCATTCCAGGTTATCAAGCCGATTGTTGGCTGGGTCGCTATCTTTGTGATGAATGTGACACCCGGTAGGAATGTCTCCAAATGCCATCTTCCAAACATCGCGATGCACTGTCTTGCCGCCGCGAGTGTAATACGGTGCCCCAGGCCACATGCGATAGAGGCCGCCATCGAAATACTGTGTGATAATGTCAAGGACGATTGGATCAACGAACCCTTCGTGAGGGACTCGGCGGATTTCCACCCGCTTGCCGTTTTGAATAAATGATCCGGCGTACATCTCACCGTAAGACCGTCTGTAAACACCACCTCCACAAGTTGGGCATTTCTCCGTGTCATGCGCGGGCTGTGATACCGCTTCCATCCGCATGGGGTCAGAACCTCTCCTGTCTGAGGGAGGTCCATTATCCGTTGCGTTCCGTAACGCGTCAATACTTGTGTATCACCTATGAAACAGGCGTGGCTCGTCCAGTCGTGGTGGGGCGATGGCTTGAACGCCTTGCGCTCGTCGTCCCACTCGCGGCGATACTGCTCAAGCGCGCTGATGCCACTGTCTTCACAGCGTGGATGAAACACGCATAGAGGTAGAGTTCTTCGAACGGCGTTAACGCCATCCTGGACGGAAGCAAGCGGGACGAGCAGAGGCTTGAGACCAAGTCCTTGCATTGTCTCGACGCGCGTGCGTCCAGTCCCCCACTCCTTGACCTTGGCGTCGTGTGGCACGTAGTCGTTGCCATGGCTCCAACCTCGCACGGAATGACGTTGGAAGATCTCGTCGCGATACCATTCCACGCCGACACCGGAGGCGCTGAGATGGTCGACGATCAAGAGCTGCGCGCCGCGCGGCTGGAAAAACCAGACCGAAGTATCGTCGGTGACACCGAGATCCCAGGCGCGATGCACCGGCTTCGACAGATCCGGCTCGGCCAGCTCGGTAATACGGCCCTCGTCGCGCACCGCGGCCATTTCGGCGGCGTAGAACGAACCGAGCAGCGCACTGGCCCAGTCGCAGAGATACTCCTGGCGAAACTGCGCAGCGCCCTGGTCGAGGCCGTACAGCGCGATGTACTCGGCCTCGGCGGCGGCGAGCTGCTCGGCCGACAGCGCCCCGGTGTCGACCGCGGTCAGCCGCTCGTAAAACCAGCCCGGCTGCGCTTGCGCATACTTCGCCATTTCGTAAGCGTGATTGCGACCGCGCGGCGTCGAGATGAAACAGGCCCAGCCGTCGTTCTCTTCAAGCATTGGGCGATGAAACGCCCAGGCGCTGGGATTGCTCAGCGCGTATTCCGAATAGGTGATGCCGGCGACACCGGCGCCGACCGTGGCGTTGTAGCGATCGCTGCCGATCACCTGCCAGGTCGAACCGTTGAGGAAACGCAGAAACATCTCGTTGTCGTTGGTGTTCTCGCGAAACGCCGGCGGAAACGCCTCGTCGATCCGGCGCTTGCCGGTATGCGGATTCACCGCGGTCCAGATCGCCTTGCGGCCCTGCGCATACTCGGGGAGACAGTGCCAGTAATTGCCGCGGCGGGTCGCGAGCGACACCGCGGCGTGGTGCAGGCAGATCTCGTCCTTGCCGGCGCGGCGATGCCACACCGCCATCGCGCGCTTGCCGCCCTGCGCCAGATAGCGCCACAGTGCCATCTGATGCGGCCGCGGCCGCCAGTCGTTATGCGGCAGACTGATCTTCATCGCGGCCCTCGATCACGCGCTTGAAACATGCGCTGCATCGCGTGCGCCGCGGCGCCGCCGTCGTCGACCACGCGCAACGCGACACGCATCTTGTGATTGTATTTCCTGAGCTCCTCGCCATAATTCGGTTCTTCCGCAATGGTCCTGGGCGGCCCGCCCGGTGTCGGCATCGGTTGCGAACCCGACATACCCATTATTACCTCCATCGCGTCGAACCATACGGCGTCGGCGCGACCTGGTGCGCGACCAGGTAGGCGTCGATGAGCTGCATCAATTCGTCGCTCATCGCTTCAATCAAATCATTATCAATCCGTTTGCATTGATTGTCGCTGCGGCAATAACCGCGCGCTAGCGCGCCCTTGATGTTGTCACGGTGTAGCGTCATGGCTGCGACCCTCGATCACTGTGGCAGCGTTCGATCGATCCTCAATAATTTGACGAATGGTGATTTCGAGACCGGCGCCGTCCGGCCCGGTGTGCATCTGCGCAGCACGGCCCCAGCCACGATCGAGCAGAATCGCGCAGGCCCCGACCCGCGCACTGTCATTCTCGCTTGATATTGCAATGCCGGCCAGGGTCCGTAACGCCAGCTCGGTGTAAGAGCGCGCTAGCGAGCCTAAATCAATTGGCTGTTTCTTTTTCGGGATCGGCACGTATCGACGGGGTACCCCCCGGCTCCCTGATTACCGCCACGGGAGCAATGGCGCGTTTCATCTCGGCGATTTCCTTGCGCATCTGCTGCAGCTCGGTGGCCACGCCGCTGGCGAATTGCGCCAGCAGCCGAGCCTGAGCCCGGGCCAGCGTCTTGGTCGCTTCCTGAATGGCGCCATCGATCATGCGCAGCATCTTGACGTCTGACATACCCGGATCCTGGCCACATGACGCGGCGGGGCGCCGCAGCGGGCTGGGGGCAGTGCCTGCGAACAGCCCGCCGCGCCGGATGACCTCGTTCTCATCCGACGCGGAACATAACCCGAAACCCGGATCCTGCCTAGCGGGGAACCTTGGGCTTGATCTTGAGCGCGATCAGGGCGCTGAGCAGCAAAACGTCGGCGGTCGGCACCCGCGTGGTGCCGTGGCCGTAACGCCTGGCGGTGCGCTCATAGCGGCCCAGATAGCGGGCGGCGTCGGCATAGGTCAGCCCCAGCCTGGCGAGCGCGCGGCGAAACTCGTCGGCCGTCATGGTGCGGGTATCCTGCCAGTCCATCGGCTGCTCCATAAAAATAATTTGGAAAAAGTCACCCGGTCATATTGACCAGTCCTGGGTTTCATGTCAAGGTCTACGTCACCAACCACGGAGATCCCTTATGGACAACACTGCCCGCCTCACCACCGCCGCCCAGGTCTGCGCCTTCGCGCTGGCCGGCAACGCCCGCCTCACTTTGGTATCAGAGAAGACCGGCACCCGCTTCACCTTCCGCATCGCCTGCCCGATCAACAAGGACACCGGCGAGGCCGACCGCGGCATTCACTTCGTGTCGCTGCTCGACGGCCCCGACAACACCGCCGATTTCGCCTATGTCGGCTACATCCGCCGCGGCGTGTTCTTCCACGGCGGCGCCAAGGCCAGGGTCGGCCGCGACGCGCCGAGCGTCCGCGCCTTCATGTGGGCCTGGCAGCGCTTCGTCCAGGACAGCCTGCCGGACGGCCTGGAGGTCTGGCACGAGGGCCGTTGCGGCCGCTGCGGCCGGGCCTTGACGGTCCCCAGCTCGATCGCCTCCGGCTTCGGCCCGGAATGCATCCACAAGGTCGGCTTCAGCGCCGAGGAGTGCGGAGCATGAGCTGGAAATCCGAAGTGATCGCCGACAGCTCCGGCAAGTGGACGGGCAATGCCGTTCGCTTCGCCACCAGGAAAGAAGCCGATGACTACGTCCACGATCTGATGATGCGATGGACCGCGGTTACCGGCTGGCGCTCGGTCAAGAGCGGCGATCCCGTCAACTACGCCTGGGTCGACGGCCGCCTGATCGAGAAGATCGACCGATCAAAATAATTTTGAAAAAAGTGCACCGGTCATATTGACCGGTGCACCGAACCCTGCCATAACCCGCACAGCGGCCCGCGGGGCCGCCAGACAGCAAACAGGAAACAGGACCATGACCCAGACCAATCTCTCCGCCCTGATCGATCAATACGGCATGCTCAAGGCCCAAATCGCCGACCTCGCCGAGCAGGAAAAGGCGCTCAAGACCGCGCTCGCCGACCTCGGCCCCGGCGCCTATGAAGGCGACATGTTCCGGCTCACGATCTCCGAAGGCACTCGCGAGACGCTCGACATGGAGGCGGTGCGCGCCCACCTGTCGCGCCAGTTCATCCAGGCCCACACCAACGTCGCCGAGACGCGCACCCTGCGCGTCGTCGCCCGCAACGGCAAGAAGTGAGGTCGCCCGCCATGACCCGCCAATGCCTCTACCAGGTCAGGCTGCGCACCGCTGACGGACGGATTCGCATCTACGACACCATCATCGCCCGCAGCCTGGAGGCGGCCCGGCACCGCGCCCTGGCCCTGTACAGGGCCGAGCACGGCCGCGTCGCCGAAGTCGTCGAAAGCCGCCTCGTCTGCATCCTGGAGCACCGCGCATGATCCGCATCCCCCGTACCCCCGGCAGCGAACGCGAGCGCCTGCTGCACCGGATCCGCGCCCTCGAAGCCATGCTCCAGGCGCTCGAAGAGGTGATCGCCGCCACCGAAGCCCTGCGACCGGGCCATCGTTCGACCACCCCCGAGAGGAGCCACTGATGTCCAAAGCCGTCACCATCACCCTGGTCAAGCAACCCCGCGGCTACATCGTAGCCAAGGCAACCAATACCACGGAGTTCAACGTCGGCGACCCGCACGGATTGGACGATCGCCAGGTCACGATCCTCTACCGACGCGACGATGTCGAGGTCACGATCTGGGCCGACTATTTCTACCAGCGACGCTACCTCCGCGACCGAACCGGTCGTACCGACTGAAGCGAACGAAGCCCCGGAGACGGGGCTTCTTTTTTACCGAAAAATGACCGAAAACCGGCCCCAGTAACCAGTAACCAAGGGGTCCAACTCTTCTCCCCTTATTTTCTCTATATTTTTTGACTGAATATATAAAGTTGGTTACTGGTTACTGAAATAAAGGTCGATCGTTGATTTCATTGACTTTTTCCGGTAACCGACCGGTAACCGACCAGTCACCTAGGGCTCGCTTCGGTTACCGTAGCGGCTGATAAGCGGTCACATTGACCGGCTTAAACTTCGCCAGCTCGCGATCGACCTGGTCCTGGGTCATCCTGGTGACCTCATCCAAATAGCAACCAAAGCAGAACAACCTGCGACGCAGGCCGTCGATGGTTACCGTTTTCTGCACCAAACGCCCTGGTTGGTTACCGGTTTCAAGGGGTTGGTTACCGGTGAACACAGGCACAACATGACGTTGCCATGCCTCCTTGATGTAATCTTTGATATAGGGATCGTGGGCACACCGCATGGTGATCGCCGACACCAGCACCTCGCGCCAGAATATCTTGCCAAAACTGGCATCCGATTTCAGGTCGATCATGGCCTGCTCGGCCTCGGTCTGCGCCATCTCAGTCATCAGCGCCTTGCCCTCGGTCATGGGTGCCAGCTGTGCATCGAACCGACTCAGATCTCGCCATTCGCAATAGCGCGCCAGGGCGGCGATAGTGCCGGGCTGCTCGCGCCAGGCCAGGATCCGCGAGCGCAGCGGCTCGACCAGGGGCCGGCCATTGGTCAGCACCGCGAACCGGCGATCGTCGACCGGCAGGGCGAGCGCGTTGTTGTGGTTGGTGAAGACCGCCAGGGAATTGCAGCTGACGATGTCGACCGCGGCCGTCCCCTTGCCCTCGATCGTGCGCCGCACCGGTGCCGGGTCGGCCAGACGCTTGAGCCGCTCATAGACCCGCCGGCGCTCGCCGATCCGGTGCGCGTGCTCGTGAGACGAGCCCTCGTCGACAGTGGTGAAAACCTTGTGGATCCAGTCGGTAAATCGTGACTGGCTATTGGTGCCATCGAGGATGGAGAAGTCCTGCTCGCGGGTATAATCCTCGCCGAAGAGCCGATGCATGATCGAGCCCCACAGCGTGCGGCCGGCGCCGAACACGCCGTGCGCCACCATGATGATCGCCGAGCCGGGGATCTCCGGATGCAGCCACTTGTGCGCGATCCAGTCCAGGCACCACTCGCGTTCGACTTCATCGGGCAATAGATGCGCCATGAAATCCAGAAAGGTCTCGATCTCGCCCTCGCCGGTGTGCTGCGGCCGCCGATACAGGTTTTTGAGCACCAGACCGTTCTGCGTGAAAATCGGGAACGGCTGGTTCGGCGCCAGGACAACGCCGACAGGGTGGATGCGATGCGGATGGACCTGCCAGCGATTGGTCACCAGCTCGTATTCGGGCTTGGCTTTCTGAACATCTTTGGTTTCACGCCAGGACAAATAGCGATCGCGCAGCCATTGAATTGAGAGTGACGGCTCAGCCTTGGTCGCATAGAGGTCGATGACCGGCGCTTTATGCGTGACGTAGCCGTAGCGCGTCAGCAACCATTGCACCTTCTCATCCATCGGCGCCGTGTGCTTCGGCTCCGGCGGCAGCTCGATCGTGCAATTGTCTGGCGGGGTTTCGCCTGGTGCCGGCGCCGGCTGGGCCGTGCCCTCGATCTGGGCCTTGAGTTGACGCAGCAGCGTGGTCGGCGCCTTCCTGCGCTTGATCTGATTGATCCGAGGTCCGTCGAGTAAAGTCGTCAGGTCCTCGTCGTCGGCGCCTTCGTTGCAATAGGGCGCGCAGAGTTGGCGGATTTCTTCGTCCTCATAGCCGCGCGCCGCCAGTGAACATGAGTAATCACGCACCAGATCATGCCAGCCGTTCTGACCGTTGCGGTGGGCGGGATCGCGGTGCTTCTCCAGCGCCGCCATCTTGGCCTCGGTCCACTGTCCGATAGGCTTTGATTGTCCTGCTATTGTCGGTGTCATATCACCAGGCCAGCGTGCATTAAGTCGCAAGGCCTCGATGGTGTCGAAATATTCTCCTTCGATATAGATGACCTCTTGCTCCAGCGTGTCTCTGACGATGCCGTAATAGAACGTCTGCGAGAGCGGCACGAAGCTTTCTCTCGCCAGCTGGCTATCGAGCAGGCCGTTGAGCCGTGCCACCAGCTCGGAGCGTGCGGTCTTGGCATATTCCCGTGAAGTCGGCAGCAGGATGCGCCAGTGCGGCTCATCGGGCGTGTGCCGCGGTGTGTGATAGGCAACGTAGCTGATATTGAACGCGTCCAGCCGGGTGAGGGCCTCCTCAAGCTTCATGGGGCCTTTGTCGTGCTCGATCTCGACGCCAGATATGTCACCCATGTTGGCGTCGTGGCGCAGCGAATTTTTTGTCGTCGGCACATCACCGAAGCTGGCTAGCTTCAGCAGAGGTAAACCTTCTTTACGTTTGGCGGTAACTAAAGCGATGTGGGTTGCGAGTTCTTTCACCGTCATGGTGAAACTGGTTTTGGTCGCCGCCGCTACGTTGGGGAATATCGTGATCCTGAAACTAATCGGTGCAGGGGCTTGTTTCGGCGAGCCGGAACCGCTATTACTGGTAGTCATTACTGCTTCTCCTTTGCGGGTGTAGCGGTGATGTGGATAGTGACTGTGGGCCCCGGATTTATGAGATCGCGGGGCCCTCTTCTTTTATGAGCCGGTCAATATCCGCCACATTCAAAATGATTTCAACCCGGCCGCCGAGCGCGCGATAGGCTTTGTGGCGTTGGATCTGATGGGCTGACATCCTTCCGCCTCGGGGCCGCTTCAGCTCGACAAAAAATATTTTCCCGCCCGGCAGGATGACCAGCCGGTCGAAGAAGCCGCGATACCCGATGGTGGTGACCTTCTCGCAGATCCCGCCGGCGGCGTGCACCCGCCTGACCAGCGCGTCCTCGATCCATCTTTCTTTTATGGTCTTGACGTTCACGCTAGATCCGTTAGCTTGGCCGGTCAACAGGATCCAGGACCTTCGGAACAGGGTATAATATGACAGGTCACTCGTCCATTGTGGGCGGCTCGACCGCCGGTCGCGTCATCGCGTGCCCGGCCAGCGTCCAGGCCGTTCTCGCGCTGCCGCCCTCCGCCGAGACCACCAGCGAGTATGCCGAGGAAGGCAGCTTCGCCCATGCGGTGATGCAGAAGATCATGGAGGATCGCCGCGATCGTGCGCCGTGGTCATGGACAAATGCCAGCGTGCGTTGGCGCGATCAGTTCATCTACGATCGCGTGGTGACGCAGCAGCATCTCGACGGCATGATCGATCCGGCGCTGTTCGCGCTAAGCGATCTCGAACAGGCCTATGGCGGCAGCTTCGAGATCATCGGCATCGAGCAGAACGTGGTGTTTCCCGGCATCATCGACGCCTTCGGCACCATCGATCTGATCCTGGCCAGCCGTAGCACGGTGCTGCACGTCGATTGGAAGTTCGGCCAGGGCGTGCCGGTGCTGGCGGTCACTTCGAGCGGCCAGATCAATCCGCAGCTGATGTACTACATCACCGCCTCGCGCTACACCCAGCCGTCGCAGTATCATCGCAAGCTGCTGGTCGGCGCCATCATCCAGCCGCGCTCGGCGGAGCCGCTGACCCATACCGTCATCCGCAAGGCCGACATCATCAACTTTCGCGACCTGTTACAGCAGAGCGTGCGCATCGCACTGCGGCCGGGACCGCTGCGGGTCAAGGGCGAGCACTGCCGCTTCGCGCCCTGCAAGCTGACCTGCCCGGCCTGGATCGGGCCGCTGATCGATCTGTCGGCGCTCAAGGTCAACACCGCGCCGGCGAAGAAGAGCAACGCCTACGGCGAGTATCTGGCGCACGCCAAGGACCTGGTCGACGCGGCGGCGCTGTTCAAGAAGGAGATCGACGACCAGATGCACGCCTTCCTGAGCGAAGGCGGCAAGGTGCCGGGCTGGCGGCTCAAGCACAAGACCAGGATGCGGCAGTGGATCGACGAGACCGAGGTCGAGGCAGCGCTGAAGAAGCTCGGCTTCAAGCCTAGTGAAATCTGGCGCAGGAAGCTGTTGACGTTCGAGGCCGCCGACGCCCTGGCACGGCGCAAGAACAGGAAGATCCCGGATGATCTCCGCGTCGCGCCCGCCACCAGCGAGACCACGATCGCGCGCGACGACGACCCGGCGCCGATCGTGCAGCCGGTGGTGCTGGTGGAGAAATTCCAGGCGAGCCTGAAGCTGCTGATGAAAGGGCCAGGTCAATGAAAGAGCTGCATCTGCGGGCCCTGGTGTGGGGCTTCGCCGCGGCGGCGGCGCTGGCCGGCGATCGCAACAAGCTGATCGGCCGCGCCTGCGAGGAGGCCGACATGCTGCTCGACCAGTTTGACGATCGATTCCGGGATGACCTGGCCGGCATGGAGGACGAGGATAAAATCCATGCCGCTTGATCGGGCGATCGATTTCATCCTGGCCCAGGCCGCGGCCGACGGCGCGCCGATCTCGCGCGCCTGCGCCGAGCGCATCGCGGCGCAGCTGCTCGGGCTGCGCCATGTTCACGACGGCCTGCCGCCCGGCGAGATCGCGCGCAAGCACCGACAGCGCTATGAGGAGGACTGGCTGCGATGAAGCTGAAGCCGTCGACCTGGTACTGGTACGACATGCGCGAGACGCCGTTCTACCAGGAGGGCAAGACCACGCTGCATGAATTGCCGATTCCGAAGGAGACGCTGCGCTCGATGATCATCATGCGCACTGACAGGCACGGCCGGCTGATAACGTCGGCGACGATGGCGGAGATGGATAGCATACCCCGGTTCTCGGCACCGGCCGGGTTCGAATTTATCGAAGAGGTGACCGCAGACAGGAGAACGGAACATGACGAAGGATCTGAAGACGACGAACGGCGGTAACGAGCTAGCGCTGTCGGCCGATTTCATCGGCAAGCTGCAGGCCGGCATCGCCGAATCGCGATCCACCACCCTGATCGCCGGCGGCGGCAAGCTGCTGTTGCGAATGCTGAAGTCCGGTGAGTGGGTCTATGGCCCTTCCGACGAGGAGGTCGACAAGGGCTCGCGCTGGGTGGTCAATCTGATGACCCTGTCGCACGGCTGGTGCTGCTGGGTCGAGACCGGCGCGAACGCCAAGAACGAGCTGCGCGGCGAGGTCATGGCGTCGATGTCGGAGCCGAAACCGCCGCGGCCGCAACCGATCGCCGATACCGAGTTTTCCGAGCAGCGCTCGTTCGAACTGAAGGCGCTCGACGGCGGCGACCAGGGCGTCGAGGTGCTCTACAAAAGCGGATCGATCGGCGGCATGCGGGCGATCGATGGCCTGCTGGCCGAGATCCAGCGCCGGCTCGCCGAGGATCCGCATCACGCCTTCCCGGTGCTGGAGCTCGACCACGACAGTTACAACCACACCAAATGGGGCCGGATCTACACTCCGGTGCTGGAGGTGGTCGGTTGGGCCGACATCAATGGCCGGCTGGTCGGCGAGCCCGAGCCCGAGGCGGCGCTGCCCGAATCCCTCACCAAGGCGACCAGGCCCAGGACCAGGACCGTCAAGCCGCCTGCGGACCCCGTACCGCCGCGTTCGACCACCCAGGCCCACGCCGCCCAGCGCCGCCGGCCGGGCGCCTGAGCGGCCCGCGCATTAAGTCTGGACCCCCTGTTAAAATCGTTGGGGGGTCCAGGCTCGGAAATTCAAACAGGAAACAGGAATGGTGCATGTTTGAGGGAGAGCGCGCTTTCGGGGCGACGTTTGCGCCCGAGCAGATCGGCTGGCTGGACTTCGAGACCAGGAGCGAGACCAGCCTGAAACTGGCGGGCCCCTACCGCTACGCCTGCGACGCCAGCGCGATCGTGCTGGCCTATGCGATCGGGGATGAGCCGGCGCGTACTGCGTGGAAGTATTCCGGCCTGGCCTGGGCCGACCTGCCGGACGAGCTCAAGGCGCACCAGGCGCGGGTCGAGGCCGGCCAGGCGGTGTGGGCGGCCTGGAACGCCGGCTTCGACCGCGCGATCTGGAACTATGCGGTGTCGGGCTCGCGCATCATGGAGCCGCACCACATCATCGACGTGATGGCGCAAGGCGCGGCCGCCGGCCTGCCACCGGACCTGATGAAGGCGTCGCGGATCTGCGGCCGCGAGGACGAGCGCAAACTGGAGACCGGCCGCAAGTTGATGGAGCTGTTCTGCCTGCCCGGCGCCGCCGGCGATCCCCGCCGGCAGTCGGCGCAGTGGCGACAGTTTCTGCTCTACGCCTTGCGCGACATCGACGCCATGCGCGCCGTCTTCCGCTGCACCCGGCAGCTGCCGCTCGCCGAGTGGAAGGAATACTGGGCGATGGAGAGCATCAACAGCCGGGGCATCGGCATCGATCTTTCCATGGTCGCCCAGGCCGCAAGCCTGGCCGAGCAGGACCGGGAGCGCGCGAACCGGGATGTGTTCGCCCTGACCAGGGGCGAGGTCGAGACGGTCAATCAGGTTCGCGCCATGGTCGGCTGGCTCCGATCGCAGATCCCCGACGAGACCGGCGTCAAGATCCTGACCAGGCGCCAGGAGGAGGTGTCCGACGATGGCACCATCTGCAGGCCGGCGAAGCATTCGTTGACCCGGCCGCGGGTCGAGCGGCTGCTGGCCTATTGCCAGGACGTGCTCGACGACGTCGAGACCGGGACGGATACGCTCAAAAGAATGTTGCGCGTGCAGCGGCTGCTGCAGATCCGGCTCTACGGCGGCTCCAGGACGCCGGCCAAGTTCAACAAGATGGCACAGCAGCACGTCGACGGCGTGCTGTACGGTCAGTATGTCTTTAACGGCGCCGGACAGACCGGCCGGGCCTCGTCGCGCGGCGTCCAGATTCACAATTTGGCGCGCGATGTGCTGTCCTATGAGCACGACGCGATCGAGCACCTGCTCAACGGCGCGAATTATGACACCTTTGCTCGGCTCGGCGACGACACGCCGGTGTCGCGCAAACTGTCGCTCTTGATCCGGCCGTCGTTCGTGCCGCGGCCCGGCAATGTCTTCGTCTGGTCAGACTGGTCGCAGATCGAGGCCCGGATCCTGCCCTGGCTCGCCGGCGCCGAGGAGCGGCTGGAGATCTTCCGCCAGGTCGATGCCGATCCGTCGCTGCCGGATCTCTACACCCGCACCGCGGCGACGCTGTCGCATGTCGACGTTAAGGACGTCACCAAGGCGATGCGCCAGCGCGGCAAGGTCGCCGAGCTGGCGCTCGGGTTCGGCGGCAGCGTCTATTCGCTGCAGACCATGGCGGCCTCCTATGGCCTGCATTTGACCGACGCCGAAGCCTCGGCGACCGTGACGCAGTGGCGCGCCGCCAACCCCTGGTGCGTGCGGTACTGGGAGGCGCTGTGGGAGGCGATCCTGCGCGCCCTGGAGCGGCCGCGACAGTTCCAGCCGGTTGGCCGCGTCGGCTACGTCTATCTGCCGGACTATCTCTACGGCACGCTGTTGTGCGTGCTGCCGTCGGGGCGCTGCCTGGCCTACCGCCGGCTCAAGGAGGAGAACGTCGCGGTGCTCGACGACGACGACGAGCCGACCGGCGAGTATGAGCGGCAGTGGCGGTTCTCGCGCGGCATCGGCCGGGTCAAGTTCTGGCCCGGCATGGCCGCCGAGAATATCGTCCAGGCGGTGGCGGCCGACTGTCTGCGCGGCACCCTGCGTCGGCTGGAGGACGAGCGCCACGACGTGCGACTGCATACCCACGACGAGATCCTGCTGGAAGCGCCGGATCAGGTCGCGGAGCCGGTCGCGATCGCATTGCGTGAGGCGATGCAGCGCGGGTTTGCCTGGTCGGCCGGCCTGCCGCTGAAATCGGCGGAGACGATTTCGCCGTATTACACGAAGATCATGGATTGATGGGATGGCCTTGTCGATGCGACAAAAATCTGATTTAAGGTTGTATCAACAACGAATTACTACTCATCTTTATGAGCATGACGAGGCGCTGTGCGTGGTACGCCCTGGCGGCGGCAAGACCGCATCCGCGCTGACTGCGATCGCCGAGTTGCAGGAGAGCGGCGAGATCCGCCACGCTTTGGTGGTGGCGCCGAAGCGTGTCGCGACTGAGGTCTGGCCGGCCGAGATCGGCGCATGGGAACATCTCTTCTCCATGCATGAGTTGCGGCTGGCCGGGACGCCGCACCATCGGACCGAATTCTTACGCCGGCTTCGGATCGGCGAGGGGCCTTATACCATCAGCGTGATCGGACTCGATCTGATCGCCTGGCTGCTGGAGCAGATCGCGGACTGGCCGGAGGATCATCCGGTGTTTGATCTGCTGGTGCTCGACGAAATTTCCAAGCTGCGCGATCCGACCGGCGTGCGCGCTAAGCTTTTGGCCAAGCACGCGCACCGCTGGAAGATGATCTGGGGCCTGTCCGGCACCCTGCGCCCCAACTCGGCGCTCGACCTGTTCATGCCGGCGCGGATCGTGACCCGCGGCAAGCTGTGGGGCAAGAGCTACTACCAGTGGCGCAAGGAGCGGTTCTACCAGACCGACTACATGGGCTATTCCTGGACGGCGCTGCCGGGCGCGGAAGGCCGCATCAACGCCGAGATCGAGCCCTATTGCGTCACCTTGCACGCCGACGAGCTGCCGCAGCTGCCCGAGCTGTCGGTGGTGCTTGACACCATCCACCTGCCTGACGCGGTCAAGGATCTTTATCATCAGATGCACCGCAAGCTGTTCGCCCAAATCCGCAAAGGCAAGGACGAGATCGAGACGGTGATCGCCGCCAATGCCGCGGTGGCGACCGGCAAGCTGGCCCAGATCGCCAACGGCTTCATGTACCCCAACGAGGAGGAGACGGCGGCCGGCCGCCGGGTGACCCCGCTGCATGACGAGAAACGGGACTGGTTGGCCGATCTGGTGCGCGAGCACGCCGGGCGGCCGACGCTGCTGGTTTACGAGTACCTGGAGGATCTCAACATCATGTGCGAGGTCGCGGGTCGCGAGCTGCCCTATCTGGGCGCCGGCGTCGGCGACAAGGTCTCGGCCGCACACATCAGGCGCTGGAACGCCGGCGAGTACCCGCTGATGGCGCTGCATCCGCGCGCCGCTGGCCATGGCCTCAACCTGCAAGCCGGCGGCGCCGACATGGCCTGGATGGCGCCGACCTGGTCGCCGGAGCTGTGGGAGCAGACCATCGCGCGGCTGCACCGTTCCGGCCAGACCCAGCCGGTGATCGTGCGCGTCTGCGTCGCGGCCGGTACCGTCGACCAGCTCAAGCTGAATCGGGTGCATTTCAAGATGACCGAGCAGCAGGCGTTCGAGCGATATTTGGCCGGCTACGAGGAGGTCGGGCTCGATGGGTAGATCATAGCGCGCTGGCCGGCGGTATCGTCTTCGCCTCGGCGATCTCGGGCTTGTCGAGCCCTCCGACGGTCTGCACGATCTCCTGCGCCTTGATGGTCAGGAGGCCGATGTTTGACATCTGGGTCGCCAGCTCGATCAGCAGCTTGCGCAGTTTGAGCGCGTCGGCCTGCCAATGGTCGCGATCGGCCGTGACCATGGTGACGCGGTCGGTTTCGCGGTCGAGGTCACCCTTCATCTTTACCAGGGCGCGGCGCAGCGCGGTCAGCTCGTCCATGGTCTTGCGGATGTCGGACAGCACGGCGGCCTGGCGCTCCTGGTCGGGATCGTTCGGCACGAAGGTGTCCGGCGGGGGATGCTGCACCAAAACGGGGCTCCTAGTCCTTGTCCTTGATGTATTCATGCGATCGTTTCTTGACCAGCTTCTTCATCGCCCACAGCCGGTCGGGTGCCCAGCGCTCCTGCTCGGCGAGCAGCTGCCGCAACGGCACATAGGTGTTGGCCGGAAAGATCTTGTAGTATTTCCAGTTAAACACCGCCTTGGCGTCAATCCCGAACGCCTTGGCGACGGCATACTCGCCGCCCAGGAATTTGATCACGCCTTCGGTGGAGTTGATGCGCTTTCTGTGTGACATGGCCTGAAACCTAAGCAAAATTTATTTCATGTCAACCGTTCTTGTGGATAATCGTCTGGACCACTTGCTTTTCAAATTAATTTGGATCATGGTGGCATCCGGTCATTTTGACCTCGGGAGATTTTTCCATGCACTGGCTTCTATGGCTCTGCGTTTACATCTTTATCCTGAATGTCCTTTATGAGGCACGACGCTAATGCCGCTTTTCAGCTTGTTCCTACTATGCGTCGCGGGAATGATCTTCCTGTTTTTTGCGATGTGCGGCGTACCGTTGTTTGGTTTGTTCGTGCTGTTTGTGCTCGGCGCCTGCTTTGCGGTCTTGGCCGGACTGGTCAATCTGTTCTTTACGCCGCCGCCGACAAGGAGGCCCTATGACCGATAACATCTATGCGATCTGGAAGGACTGGCGCACCGGCGCCTACGAGATCGTGCGCTGGACCGAAGGCGTGCCGCTGATCGTGCAGGTCAACATCATGACCCGCGAGAAGGCCGAGAAGGCCCGCGAAATCTGGCAACGACGGGAAACGGAGAAAGCATGTACACGCTCGAAATAGATCCGCGGCTGCTCGCCGCCGCCACCAAGGCGCTCGATTGCGAGCTGCAGCGGCAGTGCGCTCGCGGCGACGACATCGACATCGCCCAGGCCGCGCGCATGGTCACGCTCACGATCCTGACCTGGTGCTTCGAGCAGGATCTCGGGGAAAGGGTGCACTGATGCGCGTGATCCTTCTGCACCCGACGGTGCACCCGGACGAGATCGGCCTGATCCCCGGCATGCTGGCCGAAGACGACCCGCGCCCGGCGCGCGAACAGTTCGACGAGCGCTATGCCCATGGCGGCGGCTGGCGGCCAATGAAAGGGTTCGAGGTGCGGGACAATCTGCGGCTCAAATATCCCGGCGACCCGCCGATGGATCCGATCGCGATGCTGAAGCTGCGCGACGAGCTGATCGTGATCTACCGCCACGGCTTTGTCGCGATCTACACCAAGGGCGTCGCCGGCTTCGAAGTCGCGCGGATGGATTGATCATGATGCGCAAGGTCGTTCGCTATGCCCTGGCCGGTTATGCGTTCTTTCTCGGCCTGTTCCTGACCTGGCGCGACGTGCCGCCGGCGCGCCAGGTGGCGTCGCGTTCGTTCGAAATGACCTGGTCCGACCGCGTCGGGGCGCACTGCAAGACCGACCAGGCGGTGGTCTCGCGCTGCACCGACGGTATCGAGCGGCAAGCGCCGCTGCCGACGCCGTCGGATTATCAGGTTCGGATTCGGATCCGGCCGCTGTCCCACGACTAGAGCGCGATCGGCCCATCCTTGCACCGCAAGGCCTTCACCGGCCAGGTCTCGGCCGAGGTGCGTCCGTCCCAAACCACCTCGGCGTCCGGGCTGTGTAGCCGCAGCCGCCGGATCGTGCCCTCGCGCTTGCGCCAATTGACGTGATGCCTGCGCTTGACCATCATGCTGCGCGCGACCCGCGGCGCCAGCCTCACGCGGTCCCCTGCCTGCATGTCATCCTTCAGCGTTTCCCCGACGACCCCTTGCGCTTCGGCAATTTCCCCGGCTTGTCGCTCTTGACAAACTCCTTGCCGACTTTCTTCGGAATTCCCAGCGTGCTCTTGCCGGCCGCAGCCGCATACATGGCGCGGCGCTGGGCTTCTGATTTTGGTGGCATGGCGCTCTCCCTAGTGCGACCGCTCCGGGTCGAAGTCTTCGAAACTGTGGTGCTCGATCTCGAATTTTTGCGCGAGCATCGTGGTGATCTTTCCCATGACGCCGTGGGTCTGTGCGGCGATGTCGCGCATCTGAAGGATGATGTGGATCGACAGCTCGATCGCTTGGCGCTGCGCCTCCTCGCTCGGGTAGTCCTCAAACTTGGCCTTGAAGCGCAGCTGTTCGTCGCCGAACGCGATGCAGCTCCAGGTCGGAAACTGATAGCGGAACATGGCGCGCTCCTTGTCGACGACGGTGATGGCGCCGGCCATGTCGTATTTTTTCAGGATGCCGACGATCTCGGCCATGCAGTCCCGGTAGCGTTTGTCGTTCATGGTTCTTCTCACAAATCCTGGCGGCGCTGCGGACGCCGGGCGGATCGCCCCGGCGTCGAGACCCGCATTTTCACTTTGACGTGCTCGGGCGCCAGCACGTTGATGTAGACCGTTTCCAGCGACGGCAGCGGCAGCGATGCCGATGGCGGCAGTGCCGCGCCCGCGGGTCGGATCCAGTCGAGCAGCTCCTTGTCGCTGCCGTTGAATTCGTTGAAGTCGACGTGGGCGTCCTCGATGCCGGGCAGCGTGCCGGTGTCGCTGTACTGCCACAGCGTCCAATGGTCATAGGTGCCGTGGCTCCAGGTCGGGTTTCCGCTGGTGTAATGCGCCAGCCAGAGGTCGGTGTTTTCCGCGAGATACTGATCATGATCGGCGCCGAGCTGCTCCTTGAGCAGATGTCCGGAATACACGGTGACCTGAAGCTGCCGCGGATCGGCTTTCAGGATGCGGACGGCGTCATGGAGCTCGGCGAGCGAGCACCCGTCCTGCTCGTAGTCGATCACCATGCGCTCGCCCGGAACGGGATCCACGACGCCCAGATAGAAGTTCATCTGACCCACGGGATCGCTGGGACTGAGCCAGTGATACGTGCAGCAGCTGATGCCGGCGTTCGTCGCCTCGACGAAATTGGTCGTACAATTCGGATCGATGTAGGATGTGCCCTCGCTGGCCTTGTGGATCATCGCCAGTACGCCGGAGGCGCGCACCTCCTCGAAATCCGGGAAGCCTTGCCAGTGCGAGATGTCGATGCATTTGACGCCGGGCATGGTCTATTCCTTTCGCATCTTGTCGAGCGCGGAAATCTGATGAACGATGTCGACGCAGGTTTCCGTCGTCGCGATGAAATGGCCATTGGTCATGTAGACCAGGCACCGGGTGCCGGGCGCGAAGTGCTGGTTGCCGGCGCGCCGCGGCTCACGGATGCTGGAAATTTCGGCCGGGTTGACGTCGATCAGATTGCCGTCGGGGCCGTGCACCGACAGTAGGTACAGCGCGGTGACCGGAATCAAGAACATCACTGCACCTGCTTTCGAACTGCTCGATCGGGATCACGGCGCGAACCGAGCCTTGAAATCAGCCATGCTCAGCGGCGGCTTGCCCTCGATCGTGCGCAAACGGTTCTCGTGATCGAGCAGGACCGCATCAGCGACCTCAGGAGCCGGCGGGACCGGCACCGGATCCGGCGGCACATAGAGATCGGGTGTGTTGCCGAGCGCGAGCCAGTTCTGATACTCGACCCAGTCGCGATTGGCAGGATCGGCCGGGATGTGGGCTTGATCGGTGGTACGGATCACGGGGCCGACGGGATCGGACGTAGCAAGTTGATAGTCGGACATGGCGAGACGCCTCACGTCTTATTCCAAGGCTTGAAATTACGCAGCATTTCGACATCTGGCCACTTGCCCGTGAAGGTAATGGCCCGATCGTCAATCGTGACAAAAGCAGACGGTTTCTCCGACGCAAATTCAAATGAAAGCGGCGCGTCAGTCTGATGCATCCCGCCGTTGGCACGCCATTGTTTGCGCTGTTCGGCAAGCCAGACCTGCATGGCTGCAATTGCATCGGAATTCTTGCTGCGAGACGAATAAATCACGAGCCTGAAGACTTTCGCAGCCCGCTCGGCCCATTCGAAAAAGCCCGGTACGACCGGGTCCGAAATCACGGTATCGCCTTGCCATCCGCTTGTATAACTATGGACTACGCCATCGAAATCCAAGCACAGAATAGGTTTGCGGATCACGGGGCCGACGGGATCGGGTGTTGCAAGTTGATAGTCGGACATTGGTCAGAGCCTCGCGTCCAGTGACGTAATGTTGAGAACAGCTGCATAGTAGCTTGTCGCGGCAGACGTGATGGCCCCCTGCAAGGTGCGGTTATCAGCCTGCATTGCAGGACCGCTGGCGGTAGCGTTGACACCGCCCGTCCATGACGAAATGATCGTCGCGCTTGCACGCATGGATACGGGTGCAGTCCACCAGACAAAAGTCTGACCGCCCCCCGCAGCACCGTAGGCGTTTACGCTGAGGCTGACACTTGGCTTGATATAGTAGCGCTGGCACGTCAGCAACTCCTGATCGTACGGCCGCATGATCAGCGGCGCCCGCGCTGCACTCGGCAGTTCGATACCGGGGAGCACGATCAGGCCGGTGACGAGAATAATATTGTTAGTCGCCGCACAAAAGTTCGTTGTCGAAGATGTCCCTGAACTTACCGTCGCTTGCCATGACCCAGCCACGCCCTGATTGCTAGTACCGGCGCCAAAGCAGAAACGAATGGACATAGCAAAAGTATTGTCTGTAGCCCACGACCCCGCCGTATCGCCCGGTACAGTTAGCGTTTTGTATTCCCATGTATTCGGCGAATTGATCGTGACATTAGTGCTATAACCACGATTGGCATTGGCTCCATTGAAAACTGTGACAGTCATTGTCCCGGCAATCGTCGCCTGAACATAAAATCCGATCGATAAAGGTTGTGCGTTCGAGTTGCCCCACCCAAGTCGGGAAATCCGATAGCCTTCAATCACATTATCAAGAATGATCTGATCACCTGCGGCGAGTGTTGCTTTGCCCGTGGTCGCCGTAATCGTTATGCGACTTCTGAAACCGGGCAGCGAGGCTGGATCTGCCGGCCAAACACTGATCGAGAGGGGAGCCGTCCCATAAAGAAAACGCCAACCATCCTGAAGATATGTCCATGTACTGACCACAGGGACAAACCCGGTGGTGCCCCGTTCCTGACTGACCTCGCACGACCCGTTGATCTGCATCCCGTTATAGGCCAGCGCATCGAACGGCGCGGCATAGATGTTCTGCCGCGCCTGCGTCTGGTCCGCCGCCAAGAGCGTCTGCGGCGCATAGAGCACGGCCTGGCTGACAGCCCCGCCCGCGCCCGCGCCGCCGAAAGCGAGCACGTCCCAGTCCGGCGACGACGTGCCGGGAATGAACATCACATGGCAGCCATAGGCCGTCGCATCAGCCGTACCGGCGTCTTTCGATCCAACTGCAAGCGAACAGTAGACCGGCGCCGTTGTGAACAGCGCACTCTGCTGTTGCCAGTACATGTTGTTGTTGCTGACCTGTGTCACCTTCACCGTGACGCGGATCACGGCACCCGAAGCCACCACAATCGGTGTGATGTCGTGCCAATAGAGCTGGGCCGTTACCGGCGCACTGGTGAAGGTGTCCTTGACCGTCCCGTTGATAGACAGCGTGATGGTATGGGTGGCTCCGACATTGGCCGACAGCACGTCGCCGCCGTACTGGTCGATCCATCCTGCCGTGTTGACCGTCCACTCATTGTAGACGGTGTAGGTGGCGCGCGCGCTGTTCGTCGTCGGCGTCCAAGGCGGCAGCAAATCCTCTTCGGTGCCGCTGGCCTGCGGCGCCGGGCGATCGCTGGTGTTCTTGTTCGCCACCATGGTCCAGTCGCCGTCACGGGTGATGTCGCCCTTGACGAACGACTGGCCGGAGCCGGTGTAGGGATTCCAGCGCGTGGCGAACAGGTTCTGCCGCGCCTGGTCCGCCGACGAGGCGCCGGTGCCGCCGGCCACGATCGGCCGCGGCGTGTTGAGGTCCTGCTCGACGTCGGCGACGTTGGTGTTGTATTTGCTGCTCTCGATCGTGGTGTCGGGCACCGCGTCGGTGCCGACCGGTCGATGATAAATCCCGCTACCATCTCTGGGTGCCATATTTGTCTCCTACACCTTTTGATAGCGTTTGTGCATTTTCAGCCGATGACACGCCCGACCATTACGCCAGCCTTCCAGCGTGATGACAGTATCGGATCCGTCGCGGGGCATTAGGTGCGATCCTCTTGATTTGGCGAGACGTAAATACGCTCAGGCGGCGCCGGCATCGTGCCCAGCATGAGCGAGCGCGCGATCGCGTCGCGGTTGGCGCCAAAGGCACCGCCAGGGGTCTGCGGAGGTAGCGGAGGCAGCGATTCGTAATAAGGCGAGCGACGGCGGGTCGCTTCGCTGACCGCATCCAGCACGCCCTGGGTGCGATTGGCGGCCCAACTGCCGAGACGCGAGCCGATGGCGCCGGGAGCCATGTAACCAATGGGCGCCGAGAACCAAGGCGGAATGCCGACCATGGCGCCGAGCCCGGTCGCGGCACCGGCGCCCAGGCCACCGGCAACCGTGTAGCCAAGCCCGCCGCCGCCACCTAACTTTTTGCTGACGTCCCGAGCACGGTTGGTCCAGGGATCACCATAGACCCCGCCTTCAAGCGTATTTATTTCGGAGGGGATAAAGCCGCGGCTCGCGCGTTCGTCGAGTGCGAGACCGGCGATTTTGCCTCGGGTGGTATTATCAAGATTACGCCCGGAATGTGCGGCAGCCGTGCGCAGGTCGATGGCGCGCTGAAGATCGGCAATGGCCTGGCCGCGCTGAGCTGCGGCATAGTTGCCTCGGGCGTCCTCGAAGATCTGGCCGGCGGTACGGCCCATGAGGCCGAGGTCGAGCTGACTGGGTTGGCTGGGCACGGCGGTGGGTTGGCCCGGCGCCTGGGCGGGAGGGGATCGAGCCAGAATAGCGCCCTCAGGAGGCGCCTTAATGAAGTTGTCAAGCTCCTCCAGTGCGATGGCCGGCGCGAGCTGGTGCTCGCCCTGCTTGCCGAATTGATTGGTGATATGTCGGCGCAGGGAGTGGATGCCGGCGGGAGGAATGACGACGGTTGATCCATCGGCACGAGGGGCCGCGGCCCCGCGAAGCATGTCGGTAGCTGCGTAGATGTTGGGCGCGTCATTTCTATAGATACCCTTGTCAATTAATTTTTGCTCGATGGTGTTAGCCATCACACCCATATAATCAGGATTGTAATTGAACGGCAAGTTGCGGAATTGCTCGAATCCCCGACCGCCGATTTCTTCCAGCGTGGCCGCCGACGGCGCCTCGCGCACCGGGCGCGTGACATTGGTCGAGGCGCCAGGGATGATCTTGGCACCGGCGGTTATCCCTGGCGTGATCGGCGCAAACGTTTGGCCGAAATTGATCGCCTCGGGAATGATTTGATTGTAGGCGTTCGGGTCGCGGGTGCCGAGCTGCGGCATCGGCGTCTCGCCGCTCGCCACCCGGCCCGGCAGGGTGAAGGCACGGCCGATGTCGCCGGTGACGCCACTGCCCCAGTCCCAGATTAATTTACCGGACTGCGTGCGCGACACCGGTAAGAGGCCGCCACGGCGCACCACCGGATCCTCGGCCGGCGGCGGCGGCGGCTCGACCGGGGGCGCGAGCGCGTCGTCATAGGTGCCGCGCCGCGCCGGCGAGATGCCGGGAGCGATCGGCAGCGTATCGGTCGGGCTTAGTGCGTCGTCATAGAAACCCATCACCTTGCTCCCAGGATCTTGCGGGCGAGGCCAGGGGTCTTGAAGTAGGCGTCAAATTCTGCGGCGGTCTCCGGATGATCACGCAACCGTTGCATCAGGTGCTCGGGAATGATCTGGTCCATCGGCAGGCCGTAGACGCCCTGCAAGGCATTGGCGGCCTTCTCGCTGCCGGCTGCAGCGCCCAGGATGCGTTGCTGGTGGCCGATCGCGGCACCGAGATTGATGCGCTCCAGCGCGTTGAGCACGCGCGGAAAAGTTTTCTCGTCCAGCTCGATGTTGCCGGCTACCGCCGACCTCGCCAGGTTGATATCGGCGTCGGAAATGTTGGCGTTGCCGGACACGGTCGAGCGCATCTGCGCCACCAACGGCATGATAGTCGACTTGAAGGCCTCGGTATTGGCGACGCGCGGATCGGAGCTGTCGATACCGAACCAGGAGCCGATCAGCTCGCGGGTTTTGAGCGCGTTCAATCGGGCATCGGCGCCGGCGCCGGAGACGATACCCTTGTTAAACTCCTCGCGCGCGTTGCGCAGCGCCTGCGCCGCCGCCAGCAGGCCCTTGTTGCTCTCCGCGCTCTTGATCAGCGGCGCCAGCAACGGCTCGTTGCCGAGTCCGCCGGTGCGCCGGGCGACGTCAGCTTCCTCGGTCGCTTTGATCAGTTCCTGCTGTTTCTGCGGCGCCGCCTCCCAGAGATCGCGCTTGTGCTTGTAGATCTCGATCGCTTGATTGTAGTTGGCGGTGAGGTCGGCCTGCTCCTGCTGATACATCCGGGTCAGGGCGTCGCGCTGATAAGGATCGCCGACCGAGGTCAGCGCCTGCTCGATCGCGCGCATCTTCGGTGTCGGCTGTGGCACCGGCGGCGGTTTTGGCTCACTGGTCGGTACGCGCATCGTCGGCACAAAGTCGGGCCGGATCTGCTGTGTCTCCAGCAGCTGTGGCGGCACTGCCTGGGCGAGCTGCACCGGCGGCGCCTTTATCACGGCGGAAGGAACCGTAGGCGCCGCCGGGATTCCGGTGGTGGTCGGCGCGAAGGCCAGGGCGTTGCTACCACCAGGGATTGCCAGTGAACTGGTAGGGACCACGGAGCGACCCTGCACGGGCAGAGGCTCCGGTGGCGTAGGGTTTGGTTGCGGCCCTCCTGGGGCCGCGCTGGCCAGCGAGGCCGCCACCTGGTCGCGCGGCGTCATCGGCGCGTCCGGCATGCCGTAGAACTGCTTGATGCGGGCCACCGCGGCGGCCGGACCCGCGGCCGGGTTGATATTGTTGACCGCCAGATTGCCGGGCGGCGCGTTGCCGGTGCCGGCAACCATGCGCGCCCCGGTCACGCCGCCCTGCTGGTGCATCAGGGCCAGCTCCGCCGGGCTCGCGTCGCGGCCGTTGATCTGCTTGAACACCCGCGCGTTGTCGCGGGTCAGGCGCTCGGCGGCCTGCACCGAGGCATCGAGATCGGCGCGGCGGTCGCCGGTCTGATCGATCAGGCCATACTGCCGGGCGGTGCCGTGGGTGAACTGAAACGGCCCGGCGGCGCCGGTCGACGACACCTCATGAGGACCGTTCGGGGCCTCGGCCGCCACCAGGCTGCCGAGATAGGCCGCCATGTCCGGATCCTGGACGTTGCGGGCGATGGCGTCGGCGATGTAGCCGGGGGTCTTGCGCTTGAACGCGACCTGGGCGTCGATCGCGTTATAGCTGCCGTCGTTCGGCGCCGTGGCGTCGGCCGCCGGCGGCACGATCAGCGAACGTCCGGCGGCGCCCGGCTTGATCGCGTTGTTGATCGCCGCCACCGCCGGCGCCTCGTCTGGCGTCGCCGGCGGCGCATAGGAGGTCCGCGCCGCCGGCGGCGCCGTCTCGGTCTCGCTGCTGTCCGACGGAGTAGACGGCGCCGGAGGTGCGGCACCGGCTCGCGTCACTCCGGCCATCAGCGCCGCGTCCTGCTGCGCCTTGACCGCCTCCATGGCATCGAGCCGGTTGAGATAGCCGCGCTCGCCGATTGCCTCGCCGATCGCGGACAGGCCCTCGCCGATGTTGCGCGGATAGGGATGCTTCTGCGCCATCAGCGAGGCGGCGATCTTGCGCCGGGTTTGCAGCTGCTCGTAGCTCGGCACCGCCATGCCAGGCCTCGGCTGGGCGTTGAAAATGTACGAAAACGGGTTCTCGAAGTCTGCCATCACGCGGCCCTCAGAATGTGGCCCATCAATTTGGACTGGTCGATATATTTTTGACCGGCGATGGTGCGAACCATCTGCGGATCGATCTTCTCGACGTCCTGCGCCATCGGCCCCACATGCAGAACACTGGCGGGATCGTCCTTGTAGCTGTAGCGGTAGATCGGAAGCCCCTCGGCTTGATCGTGCCGGGTCTCGTCATGGTCGACATCTGCCACGCCGAAGATGGTGCCCAACTTGTGGATATCGTCCTTGGCGCGTACGTCGGACAGCTTCAGCGCGCCGGCGCCGAGGCCGAGGATGCCGCCGACCAGCGTGTTGTAGCTCTGCGATTGGGCCTGATAATTCTGCATCTGCTGATTGAAGTTCTGGTTGATCAATCCCGCAATGTCGGTGGTCGGGATCTGGGCGCCCGGCGTGTTGACGAAATTCGGCTGCGTCACTTGCGAGCCGCTCAGCAGCGAGGTGATCTCGTTGATCGGCTGGTTGCGTGATGCGTACTGCTCTTGCAGATATTGATTGCGCGCGGCCTGGGCGGCGTTGAAGCCGGCCTGCTGCTGTTGCAGCTGTTGCGCGATACCGGTGTTGTAGAACGAGGCCGCCTGCGCCGCCTGCTGGTTGGCCTGGTTCTGCGCCTGATTGGCGAAACCGGCGGCGCCGATCGACTGCTCGTAGGCCTGGTTCTGCGCCTGGTTCTGGAAGGCGGCCTGCTGCGCCGCCATCTGGTCCATGCGTTGCTGTTCCTGCCCGGCCTGCTGGATCGCGCCCCAACGGGCGTCATTGGCCTGCTGGTTATAGGTCAGCATGGCGTTGTTGTAGGCGTCGCTGCCGTAGCGGATACCCTGATCGGCGAGCTGCTGTTGCAGCGCCTGCTGCTGGATTTGCAGCTGCGGGTTCATGCGCTGCATCAGCGCGTCCTCGACCCGCTGCCGGTCAGCGGAATAATCATCCGCGCCGCCGTATTGGTGGGTGATCGCGCCCTGCGGCCCCAGCGACATCTGGATCGGGCCGCCGCTGGTGTAGGAGGTGGCGGCGCCCGGGACGTTCAAGATGTTCTGGGCGTTGCCGCCCTGCGGTGCCTGCCAGCCGGTGCGGCCTTCGGTAATGCCGTATTGCGCATAGTGCTGGGCGGCGAATTGCGCCGGATCCTGCCCGGTTTGGAGCGCGTACTGCATCACATCAGGGTTGGCCGCCAGGTAGGCTTGCGCGTTGAACGACGGGTTCATGTTCTGCGACAAGAGGCCGGCGATGCGGCCGGACTGCGCGTTGGCCATGCCGGCCAGGTTGTATTGCGCGGCCTGGGTCTGGGCCTGGATCGCCTGGCCCTGCGGCGACAGCGTCTGCGTCGCGGTGAAGGTCGGGATATTGTAGGTCTGACCGGTAGTCGGATCGGTCCAGCCATACTGACCGCTCTGGTTGTAAACCAGCGAGCCGGTCGGCGTGTTCTGGTTGATATTGCCCAGATAAGCGTTCGCCACCGCGGTCGAGACGTTGGTGCCGGTCTGGGCGCGGGCCGTGGCCAGGGGGTTTGGAGGGGTGGGGGGATCTGGTTTTCCCAATTTCTTAATCCTTTCAAGTACCTTGCAGTGGCACCGTCGGCGGCTGCGGCGCGGTCGGCGGCGCGCCGGGCGGCGGCTGCGGCGGCATGCCGAAGGATTGCGGCACGGTCGGCGGCGGCACGCCGGGTAGCGTCGGCGGTGCGCCGCCCGGCAGCGGCGACGGCACCGCGCCGGTCAGCGGCGACGGCAGCCCTTGCGGCGGCGCGCCCTGCGTCGGCAGCATCGGCGACTGCGGCATGGCTGGACCCAGGCGGCCGATCTGCTGCGCCAGCGGCATCTGCGGCGACGGCGGCGGCCGCGCGATGTTCATCAGCGCCGCCGTGATGCTATTGCGCTGGGCATCGATGCCGGGCGGCAGATAGGGGCCGCCGGTCGCGCCGCCGCCTGGACTTAGCGTCATTGCGCCGGGAACGTAAGGCATCAGGCGGCCTCCTTGTTGCGAACGCTACGGTTGAACTTGTTGGCAAGCCAGGCTTCCAGGGTCAGCGTGCAGATCACACCGTCGCGGTCGCGGCCGAACAACCGGCGCACCGCGACGAAATCGAAGCCGTAGGCCGCGAGCAATCCGAGCAGCATCTCGGCGTCGGCCGGGGTGCGCTGCACCACCATCTGGCAGCCGCACTGCTCGAACGGAAATTCGTACATCCGGCGCAGGGTGCGCCGGGTCAGCCAGTGCACGCCGGGCAGCGCCGCGCCGGACAGCTCGATGATGCCGGCATCGGGGTCGTAATTGTGCCAGACGATGCCGGCCACCAGCCGGTCGCCCTGGAGCACGCCCATAGTCTGAATATTGGCGCCGAAGCCGCGCCGGCAGTGCGGGATCAGCTGCGCCACGAAGGCTCCGATCTGGTCGTTATGTCCGTAGACGTAGCCGAGCATCACCAGCCTCCGCCGTCACCGCCGTCACCGCCATCGCCGCCCTCGCCGTCGCCTTCGCCTTCACCTTCGCCTTCGCCAGCGATCGAGCCGATACCGGTGATGCCGCCGAGGCCGTCGTCGGCGACGCCGGTCACGCCGCTGATCGCGCTGGCGCCAAGGCCGAAGCCGTCGACGCCCTCACCCGGTCCCCCGATCGTGCCGACGCCGACGCCGGAGACGCCTTGACCCTCGTTGCCGCCGGGCCCGATGCCGGAAGGCCCGACGCCGCTGACCGAGCCGATGCCGCTCTCGCCGATGCTGGCCGCGGCGGCCGCGGCGGCCGCCGCAGAAGCGTCGTCGGCCATGGCCGACATCGCCTCGGCGACGTCGCTCTGCGTGGCGACTGCGTTCTGCGCCGCCTGCGCCATGTCGGCCTGCGCCTGCGCCTGCGTCATGTCGGCCTGTGCCTGCGTCTGCGCCGAAGGCGGCGCCGGAGGACCAAGCGGCGCCGCCATATTTGCCTGGCTCATCGCCGCCGACAAAGCGGCCTGCGCCTCGGCCATCTGCGCCGCAGTCGGCGCCGGCGCACTGGGCGCCGCCACCGCCGACACCGCCGAGGGCGCTGCCACCGCGTTCGCGTTCGTTGCCGCGTTCGCTGCCGCGTTCGCGTTCGCTGCCGCTGCCGCATCCGCAGCACTGCCGATGGCGGAGCCGCCAAACGGACCGTTGGCCGACACGCCGGCGATACCGGTCGCGCCAGTGCCGAAGCCGCCCACGCCCTCGCCGACATTGCCGACGGTGGCATCGCCGAGTCCGGAGACGGCGCCACCAAACCCGGCTGGCCCGAAGCCGCCCATGCCGGGCCCCATGCCGGGCGAGCCTGCGACTGCGCCGATACCCGTGGCACCCTGCGCGGCGGCGTTCCCGGCATTGCCGATCGTCCCGACGCCGACATTGCCCATGTCGGCGAAGCCCTGCGAGACCTGAGCATTCGGCGACATCGCCTCCGGCCCGAAGGTTTGATTCATTTCCTGCGCCAGTGCAGCGTTTGCTTGTGCCGTCTGTTCGGCCAGCGACGGCTCGGTGATCGCCGGATTCATCTCCGCCAGAACTGCATTCAACGCCTCCGCCAGCTGGGCGTTGTAGCCGACCTGTGCCGGCGGCGCCGGCGCTGGCGTCGGCGCCGGCGTCGGCGCCGAGATCGGGCCCAGCGATTGCGTGGTCGTGGTGACGCCTTTGCCGGGTATTCCCTCGGAGGTCATGAAACCCTCATTAACGGCCTGCTGATTGGCCTCCGCCAGCGCAATGGCGTCTTCCTGGGGCGTCGGCTCGGCCTGCACGTTCTGCTGAGTAATCGCCGGGTTCATTGCCGCCAGCGTCTCAGCCAGCGCCTGCGCCATCGGAGCGTCGTAGCCGGTCTGCGCCGGCGGCGCCGGCGACGGCGCTGGGCTCGCGGCCTGCGACGGGCCCGTACTCTGCGACGGACCCGTGCTCTGCGACGGTCCCGGGCTCGCGGCTTCGCTAGGCGCCGCAGCGACGTCGCCGAGCTCGCCGGCTATCGCGCCGGGCGTGGCGCCGATCCCGGCCTCACCGGCGCCGTCTCGGTTCAACATCGCCAGCGCGATGGCGTTGCGCGCCGCCTCGGTCGGATCCTGCGACGACGCCAGCGGCGGCACATAGCGCTTGTCGGGCGCCGGCGGGGTCTTGAGGTTCTTCGCCAGCCAGGCCGCGACCGCCTGCTCGGCCTCCGGATCGCCATAGATGAAGGCCGGCGCGAACAGGCCTCCCATTGCACCTACCGGGTCATATGTGGAGCTCCGCGCCATTGGACCCTCATACGTTGATGCCCGCGCGCTCGAAGGCGGCGCTGATCGAGATCAGCTCGATATTCGGCTTGGCCTGCTGCGAGACCGTCGCCTGCACCACCGGGGCATGTGTGAACCCGGTGACCCCGATCGATACCCACATGGTGTTGCGCACCGGCGGCCGGGTGGTGATGACCTGGTCCCACTGCGCGTACTGGTCGCGCTGCGGCGGGGTCGGTATCGGCGGCGGCGGACCGCCCATATCAGGACCCCAATGTCCCTGGTCCCAGGCGTCGAGCGGGCCCGGATCCGGCTGCGCCGGCGGCGGGGTCGGCAACGCCAGAATAAAATCGGTGCAGGCGCCCAGCTGCGGCTGGAAGATCTGGCCGGTCGGCGCGGTGAAGGTGGCGCGGGCCTGGCGCCACACCAGGGTCTGCGCCGGCGATTGAAACATCTCCCAGCCGCCGACCAGGGTGGCGACATAGGCCAGGCCGTCGTCGGCGCCGGTCTGGTCGGCATGCATGACATAACCATCCTGGGTGCCGAAGAACATATCATCGCGCATCTTGACGAAGCAGGTCGCGTCGTAGCCGACGAATCGCGCCCAGGCGCCGGTCGCGGCGTTGACCACCGCGCAGTAGCGGTTGCCGGGCGTGCCGCCGGGCCAGGTGACGAAGATGCCGCCGTATGGCTCCCAGTTCTCCAAGGTCCACGACCAGGACCGTTTGGCGTTGACCTCGTCGCGCCACATCGGCTTGATGGCGCGGGTGATCGCAGCCAGTTCGAGCTCTTCGCTCGACTTGGTGATGGCGGCCGAGATCGGGATGATGCCGGACGTGGTGGCGATCAACATATCGCCGCCGATCGGCAGATGCGCGTTCATGCCCATCGGCGGCGAGATTGTATAGCGGCCTTCCTGGCGCCAGTTGCTGGAATTGCTCGGATCGGAGCCGGTGAAGATCAAGAGTTCACCGAGGTCGGTGCCGAACACGATCTTGTCGTCGATGCCGTCGCCGGCATCGATCGACCAGCTTGCGATGAATAGCAGCTTGCCGCCCTTGGTCGCGGCGCCCGACAGCGGGATCATGGAGAGCATGCCGCCGACCGCATTGAGCGGCAGATACCAGGCGTTCATGCTGCTGGCCTCGATGAAGAACCAGCGATTGCGGTACTTGCAGACATAGGTCAGGTTGCCGCCGTTGACGACGTTGGTGCCGGCGGGGCCGACGATCCAGCTGACACCATCGGAGGCCGTGTCCGCGACCCAGTAGGTCGGATGCGCGGCGCGGTCGGCGGCGAAAGTGCCGGCGGCGGCGCTGGTATGCGCCACCGCGCATTTCCAGTAGGAACGATCGCTGGAATCGAACGCCCGCGCATTGATCGCATAGGCGGTGTTGTTGACCCAGGCCGGCGGCGGCGTGCCGTCCAGCACGACCCAGCTGGTGCCGTTGAAGCGCAGCGGATAATCACCGAAATCGTTGACCGCGATCAGCCAGTCGCCGCCCTGGTTGGCGAGCTGCGAGGCGCAGTAATTGCCGCTGTGCTGGCCGGACGCCACCAACACCGGCGTGCCGGTGGTGACGTCGTACAGCTTGGCGGCGTTGCCGGCGAAGATCTTCTGATTGTTGCCGCTGGCGTAGCGAAACATCGAGATCACCGGCGTGGTCTCGGTCAGCGTCGCATAGCGGGTGCAGCCGCCGCGCAGCGCGACGCCGCGCAGGGTCGGCTTCCAGTTGTCGCACACCACCGCCGCGCCGGGCTGCATATAGGCTTCGTTCTCGTCCATGATGATGCCGCGGGTCGGCGCCGGAATCGAAATGGTCTCCAGCCGTTGCGCCACCTGCTGCGGCACCGGCATGCGACGAAAGCCCTGATAGGCGGCGAGCGCGGTCATGGTCCGGGATCCGGCAGCGGGAACGGATAGGCGTCCTTGGTGGCGTAGGACAGTGGCATGCGGCCGATCACGATCGGCGACGGACTGTCGGCGCCCATGGCCTTCGCCATCGCGTCGGAAAAAGTCGCCATGTCCTCGTTGTAGGGGGAGCCCTTGTTCGCTTTCCATTGCCAGATCATGCCGAGCGTCAGCAGCCGCTCGTCGAGCGCGAAGCTGTCGGTGTCGGCGAGGAAGGTGCTACCGGCGCCGCCGCTGGTCAGGTTGATGCAGTTCTTCTTCAGATAGGTATAGGTCGCCGTCGCCCCGTTCGACAGCGCTGGCCAGATCAGCATCTGGCCGCCGACCATGGTCCACTCGCCGCGGGCATCGTTGATATTCATCATGCGGCGTTGCAGCCAGCTGTCGTAGTCGGGAATGAAGCGCATCGGGTAGGCGGTCGAAGTCGAGCGCCAGACATTGCTGTTGAGCAGCATGCGCTTGTAGTCGGCCGGCATCGGAAACGAGGTCTTGACGCCGTCGCCGGCATAGACCTGCGTGGTCTTGAACAAGGTCCAGTCGCGGTTGTCGTAGCTGATGCGCCGCGCCATTTCATTGGCCAGCGCCAGCATTTCCTGCATGGTCCGGTTGGCGGGAATGTTGGCGAACACCGACTGCGGCACCGCCACGCCGATCACCGGGCATACGTCCTGTATGGTCGTCAGCAGCGACATCAGGCCGCCTTTTCGGTTGCCAAATCCTTGGCCATGCGGATCAGGGTCTTCCGACTGATGTTGCCTTGCGGCGGAAAACCCGAATTTTGGGCGATGAAGTCACGCAACTGCGGGAGCGACATGTCCTCAAAACTTTGATCGGGACCGACGGACGGCTCGGTCGGAGGATGCAGAGTTTTCAGGTGCTTGTTGTCCTCCTCCAGCAGGCTATTCCGCGCCCGCAGAGCGTCCAGCTCGGCCAGGAGTTGGGTGTCGGGCGCCCGGTTGGCGGCGTTCTCGATGTACTCGATCGCTTTGTTCTTGAGTTCGCGGCCGTTTGGGCCCAGGTTCTTCAGCTCCAATCCGTCAATCGCGGCGAGCGCTTCGACGGTATAGAGATTGAACGCTCGCAGCTCGGCGCGCCTGGCCTCGGTCAGGAACACCACTTCGCTCAACGGTGTGCCCGATTTTGTCTGGGTCGCGTGCATCTTGAATTGCCGGTATTGATGCGCAAACCGCTCGGCGTAGCTTATCTTGGCTTGTTCGCCACTGACCGGGTCGCTCGCCCAATGCGAAAAGCCCGTCGCCGGATAGACACCGACATTTTTCGATCCGGGATAGCGCAGCTCGCAGACGTCGACATCGTCGAAGATCGGCCGGCCCGCCGCGGCGCTTTTGCTGTCATTCTTGGTTGCGATGGTGCGAAAGATCGCGACAACCGCGTCATCGGGATTGCGCATCGGCATGTCTGTCACTCCGTGATTGCAAAAAATGAGGCCGCCGCCGCGGGAGGAAGGCTCCCACCAACTCATCGCAGCGACGACCTCAAGTACCGGGAGGCCGGGTATCGGTGCAAACCTCCCGAATCAGGTTGCCGGGTTGCTATCGTAGAATCGCCAGTTGAAGAGCGGATTGGTCATCGTCAATTCGCCCATCCAGCCGATGAATTGCGCAATCGCATCCTTGTCGATCGGCATCTGGCCGTCGCCGTCGAACAGCTTGTCGAAGTTGCGGTTGGGATGATAACGGACGCGGAACGTGTCGGTGTTCAAGCCGAACGTCGTGTTGGCCGGCATGTTCGATCCGATGCCGCCGTCCAGCACGATCTCGGCGCGCTTGCCGCCGCCGATATATTCGAGCGCGGAGAAGCCCAGCTTGCCGAGCGTGGTGTCGTTGGTCTGGCGCTGGATCGCGACGGTGGCCGCGTCATAGGCGGCGTAATGCTCCGGCGACATGATCAGGAGGTCGGCATAGTCGCGGCCGCGCGACTGCTTGGTCATGACATAATTGAGCCAGGGCCGGATCGTGGTCGAGTTCACCTGGGTGCCGATCGCGGCGTTGGCGCTTTGCGCGTCATAGGTCTGCGTGCGCCAGATCGTGGCGGTGCCGCGATCGATGCCGCCATAGGTGCCTGATGTGTTAACGATCGGAACCGCGGTCGCCAGGCCGGTGAGCTGCTTGCCGCCATTGGCGGAGCCGTCGCCGTAGAGGGCTGCGTCCATCGCATCCTCCAGCGCCTTCTCCGCTGCCTCGATATAGGTGTCGTAGACGTCGAGCAATTGATTCGAGCCCTCGTTATTCAGGATCTCCTGCATTGAGAGCACCACCGGCACGACCACTTGCTTTGGATCAAAGAAAGCGTCGTTGAACATGTCGAGCGCCGGATTGATCAACTGGTCATAGCCGCTGTACCATTGCGCGATGTTCTTGGAAATTTGCAGCGTCTGCCGGATCCGCGGCCCGCTGTAAGTCTGCCACAATCCCTTGCGTCGCATCACCGCCAGCAGCGCGTTGTTGTTCGAGACCAGATCCTGGTAGCCTTGAGAGCGCTGCTCCAGCGCCATCGAGAGCACTTGCTGATAAGCAGCATTGGTGTTGATGTTGGGCATCGCCCGCTCCACACAAAAAAGGGTTCAGACTAGAAGCCCGCGCCGGCACGTTTCATCGCGTCAGCGATGGCTTCACGGCGGCCGATGTTCTTCTGCGGGGGACGCGAGCCGTTGCTGCCGGCCGGCGCGCCCGAGATCGAACGATCGGTAGTGGGTCGGGTCTGAGCCGATGTGTTGCGGGTCTGATCCGCGTGTGTGGTCGGGCGGAGCAACTCCGCGCGCCGGTAGGCGGTGTCGAGATCAAAGCCGAGATCAATCTCCTGCTTGATCAGGTCAGCGAGTTCATCGAACCGCGGACGGCTGTCGGCGAACTGGTCGACGCCGGCCCGCGTCTGGATGAACCGCTGCTGATTATGCATCTGCGTGACGGTATTTTGCAAGTTGGCGATCTGCTGGTGCAGTGCGCCGATCTGATTGGCGGCCGCCTGCTGCTGATTGCCCTGCTGCATCAGCCGCACCTGCTCGGGCGTCTGCGACAGCACATGGTAAGCGACATCGCGCATCGTGATCGGCTGGCCGTCGACGGTCTTGAGCCGCAGATTGTTGACGATGGTGTCGAGGCCGCCGATCAGGTCGGTGCGCAGCTTCTGCTCCATCCCGACATAGCTCGTCAGCGCGCGCTCCAGGGTGGTGCCGTGCGCCACCGCCATGTCGTGAAACCGCTTGATCGGTTTCATGGCTTCGACGTCGGCCTTGGTCCTCTGATAGAAGCGCGTGAACTCCTGGGCGACCCGGTGGACGTCGCCGCGCACCGATTCGGGGGTCGCGTGCCAGTCGGCGCGGGCCTGGTCGCTCATTCGCGGGATCGGATCCCGAAACGGCGCATCGCGCGGCAGTTCGCGGACAGGCTGACCGGCTGGCGCCGCGGTCTCGGTCGCGGCGCCCGCGGCCGGCGGCCGCGGCCGCGGAGCGAATTGACCGCGATCGCCGCGCGGCTGCGGCGCCGGCGCGGCCTGCTCGTCGGGCCGCTTTTTGAGATTCAGCGCCTCGGGCTCGGCCGGCTCCGGCGGCTGGTTATGCCCTGGCTTGGCCTCTGCCGGCCTTGCGGCGGGCCTGGAGGGCTCTTTCGCCTTCGGAGGTGGCGGACGCTGGGCGCGCTCGAAAGCCGCCTGGATCGCTTCCCTGCGGCTTGGCGGCCTATGCTCGGAGCCCTTGATGTCGCCGACCGGCGCCTCGGGCGCCGTCGACGACATCGGATTCGGAATGGCGACGGGGTTGGTCTCGATCGGAACCTCGTTGGCCGGCGCGAAAGTGGCCGCAGCCTGAGTAGCTATGTCGCCCATGATCGGATCTCCGGATCCGATACCCGGTTATTCCGGCCGTTGACCGGCCTTGTAGCGTTCCAGCGCAACCTTGAGATCGTCCCGGCGGCGGCGCCGCTCCTCGGGCTGATCGGTCGCGCGCTGCTTCGGCTTGAATTTCTCGGTCCCGACCTCGATCAGGCCGAGCGCGCGCCCCGCGGCGCGAAACGCCCGCTTACTGGTATAGAATCGACCATCGACCTGCTCGGTCGGCTCCATGCTGTCCGAGATGACGGAGGGCAGCGGCAGATCGGCGCGCGCCGGCGCCGGCACCGCCTTCTTGACGCGCCATTTGCCAGGCTCGATCTCGACCAGCTCGATCTCATGCCGCTCATCGGTCATCCCCGCTTCCCCTTGCGCCTGCGGGGAAGCGTCTTCGCCGGCGTGCCGCGGTGCGGCGGCCTGGACTTGACCGCGACCTGCCTGGGCGGCTCCTCCTCGGGCTCGTCCTCATCGTCCTCTTTCTCGTCCTCCTCGTCCTCGTCCTCGCCCGGCTTGGGCGGCGGCGGGCTCTCAGCGGCCTGGCCCTGGCTCGCGCCTTGCGGAACCTGCGAGCCCACCGGCAGATCCTGGTACTCGGGCAGCTGGCTCGGAATCGATACCGGCTCGTTGATGCTGGGCAGATCACCCGGATTTCCGCTCCTGGGCATGGTCTGGTTCTGGCTCTGGCTCTGGCTCTGGCTTTGGGTCGAGGGTTTGTCGGTCATGTCCTGCTCCTGCAAACAAGGGATTGCCGATCACCGGCGTGACGTAGATCACGGGAAGGCCGGGCTTGCCGGTCACCTTGGTCACCGGCATGCCGAAGCCGTTGGCGGCCTCGCTGACCGCGATGCCGTGCAAGGCCTTCGGGCTGGCCGCCGAATTGTCGACGACCGGCAGCCCGCCCGCGGCCACGGTAACGACCGGGCGGGCCATCTAGGTGAACGTCCAAGTCGTCGGCGCCGTGGTCATGCCGCTGGCGCCGCCGGTCGAGACCGTCACCGGCACGCCGCCGGCGGTCGCTTTCTTC